CCGGCCAGGCTAATTGTCGCTGGATCGGCCAAGTTAGTTGACGCTACATACAAGAGCGTAAAGGTGAGTTGATCTTCCCTTACAACCCACGCTCAGTTGGACGAGGTTTTGTTGAAGTGTGTCAAAAGGTTGGGGTTGATAATCTACGCTATCATGACCTACGCCGTGAAGGTGCAAGCCGTTTGTTCGAGAAAGGCTTTACTATTGAGGAAGTTGCTCAAGTAACTGGTCATAGGAACCTAAATACCTTGTGGCAGGTTTACACCCAACTGTTCCCACATAAATTGCATGAACGTAAAATATAAAAGCGGTTAATGGTTTGTAGTAAAAAGTGTTCACTCAAAGGGACCTATTTGCGACCACAAGTACCCCATTTACCAATAGCAAACAAAAGACAAGCCTAAAACCTATCAATATTCTTGACTGTTCTGTGTCAGAAACCTCGTGAGTGACATAAAAAAGGGGAGCTATTACTCCCCTTAAATACCATGGATGTTATGCTTTAAAAGGGACAGTGTAGCATTCCACAATATCCTGACCTCGAAGCTTGTAAGTTGCTAACTTCTCACGTATCGCATCGACATTATTAATTTCGTTATTTGTAGAAATAGCTTCAAAGAAACTAAGAGCGTTTTGACGAAGCTCCTGCAGCTTTTGCTCATTAATAATACGAATAGTCGGCTTAGGTGAAGATGCGTATTCAAACTTAACAGAAGGATGAACCATTATCGGAGTGTGCTGACTTGTAAAATCATACTGGTTTTCAAACCAAGTAGAAGAACCATTTAGCTGGTTACAGTAGCTTTTATTTATTGTGTCAGAGGTAGCTTCATTTTTACACTCAATAACCAAATATTGTTGATTGCCAATAGACCAAAGGTTATCTGGCCCCTTGTTATACGCAAGTTCTGGCCTTTGACTATTGAAGCCCAACATTTTTGCTAAATCATTCATCGCAGCTTCAAACTTGTTTGCTGACTTAGGTTTGAAAAATAAGTCGTCTATCATGGCATTTGCAGCAATGATCATCTTGTTTTTTACCAAGAACTTACTATTCAAGTAGCTTGAACATTGCTCAGCCTGTTCTTGAGTTAAGTCATTAATTTTAGAATAGTTAAGCCCAGAAAGTGGCTTTAAAAGCCTCTGGTTATAGGTGTTTGCATTTAGTAATATTAATTGTGCCTGAGTTTCATCGTTGATATTCGTATATTCAGCTAATACTTGCTTTAGATATCCTTTTAAAGCGTTATCATCACAAGCATTAGCTGTAGCTTCAATGATGCGACATGCATTATTTACATCACCACGAGTAGCAGACAAATAAGCATCATAAAGTGATAGCTTAATTGGTTTACTGTCGGCTCGTTCATCATAAGTCAACTGGGCAAGTTGACCTTTGCTAAACCCTACCCATTGCGGATTTTGAAGTAAACAGTAGTCCATCAGCAGCTCTAACTCTGAAGCTGGTTTATCTGTTACTTGTGTAGCAACGCTCTCCGATATATTCATTTGAGCACGTGTGGCTGGTGAAAAGTTTTCAATAGCATTATCTGTATAGATAGTGCTGGTTAGCCCTTTTCCTGTAAGTAGAACTACGCAATAGTCATCGCTTGAACGGACACCACGTCCCATTCCTTGCTCAATCCGTTGGATTTTCTCAACATTGTCATAGTTACTCGACATCAGCGAAGATTGCTTCACTCGATCGATCAAGTTTCTAGCATCCGGTAATCCATCGATAACCAGAAGCCTACATGCTGTTTGAGGTAAATCAATACCATCGTAACGATTATTCAACACGACTAAACCTACATGTTGAGTTTTCAAACGAGCAACGCCTTCACTGATGTTGCTTGAGTTCAATGTGAGATCGGATACGTTTTCCCACTGCTTAGCTCGATATGTTGAAGGAGTGATAACTACTACATTATGCTTTTTAGACACGCTCTTACATAGCTGCTGGATATCTTCGTCTGTTATTTTTGGGTTAATAACCTGAGGTAATAAGATCATACGGTCACCGACATCTCCAGCGCTATCGGGAGTTATCGGGTTAGATAGTTCATTAGGGTTAACACCAAAATGGCTTGAAAGGATGCTGTCATCTGCAAGTGTTGCAGTCATAAAAATTTTACGTGTTGCTTGTACTAACGCAGGTATAACAGAGATAGGAATGAAATGAGGAGAGATCTCTACTTTACTTGCACTAAACACGCAATTTGCCAACTGCAGGTGACTCTTAAGCAACGGGTACGAGAACTCGATAACACGATCACCTTTGTATTTCACAAGTGTTTGAGTCACAACTGCTTGTTGTTTTTGCCAACTCCAAAAAGGTACCTGTAAGAAAGCACTTGTATCACCGCTTAAGATCTCATGGTATTTGGCATAACTCTGCTTTTCCAGCACGCTGTCAAAAGTAGAGCGAAGTTCGTTATACAAAGGAGAGGCACTTGGAATTTCCATCGTGAACTGTTGATCTACGGTGTCTAAACACGCATGAGCATCATCAATGATAATGCTTCCAATAGGCACTTTGATGCCTTCATCATCTACACCAAAAACAGACCGACCATTAACAAGCTTATGGATATTAATAACAAGTATGCTATTACCTGATAAGTACCGATGATCATGTGGGTTTTTAGTAGTTTCAATACCAAGTTCTTTGGCTTCCAATATTACTTGATCAACAAGGTAATTATCAGGTACTACGTAAACTGCAGGTCCTTTCTTTTCATTTAAGCAACTCTTTAGCACGAGTAAACCTACTGACGTTTTACCACCGCCAGTATTCATCTTGATCACTAAGTTGTTCGTATCCCTTCTTTCATACCATTTCGCCCAAACTTGACTTTGGACATCACGTGGATACTGAAACTTCCCGCCTACCTTAGGAAGAGCCTGAAAAACCTCCCGTGGATTAAAAGAACTATCAACAGGGTTGGTTCCGCCAAGCTGACTAAAATCAAGCATTTTTTATCCTTATTATATTTAAGTGTTTAGCCAACTATATGTATACATGTGAATTTGCACAACAACCTATTTCACAATAGATCCAATTAATATGAGTTCTAAACAGATGATGACTAAGAAGTTTTTCTAAAGCTGCATGACTAGATGAACTGCCCGTACTAGTCATAACTTACTTTGGGGCATTTCGTGTTGCAGATCGATAAAAGAAGCAATTAAAACCCCAGGGCGTGGGGTTATTCATAGGGCTCTTGCTATAGTGAGTCTAAAGTGAACTTACTTAATTAAATCCCATTCGCTTTTGCCACAATCCGGACAATCAAACCGCTCTGAGAGCCACTTGGTTATTTGATCAGAAAACGCAAGCATTGCTACCCCTCCTCCAACAATCGCAATACAAATCACGAGAGCAAAGCCTGTACCCGCGAATAGGTATGCAATCCAAGCATATCCTCCAAACCCAACCATCCCGCCGCCCAGGACTTTAAAGAAAAATTCCTTATTCGCTTCTTCTTGGTAACCACAGCATTTGCATTTTATATCTGGCATACATTCATTTCCTAAATAACACAATATATGCGCATAGTATCACTGCATACCAACCAAAAAGTAGATCTTAATTCCAAATTTATGAGCTACGCTTTCTATAACCCGCGGTGAAAGATTGAGCTTTGGAGGAATTTATCCCCGAAATATCTAAAGAGGGTTGACTGCCAGCAATGCTATAAGAATCGATAACTTGAATGCCAATAACAAACTTCAGATAGGCGCTTAAAAATAGCCATCGGAATCATTGAACGCCAATGCAGTAATATGCACTACCATCAGTACCAATAACAAAAAAGGCACCCCGTAGGGTGCCTTCGCTTTTCTAAATCACCGCCTTCATGACGGTGGTAACAACTTTCCCGATTACCGCGAACTCGTCGAGTTTCTCCTCATTCACGATAAACGAATCATATTCTTCTTTGTTGTCTGAGATGACTTTATAGCCCTCAGCCATGATGTCGTATTTCAGACGTTTTATGTAAACGTGCTTACCAATACGAACAACATAGACACCGTGCTTTACGGGGTGATCGAGTTCTCGGGTATCGACTAATACTTCATCGCCGTCGCTCAAAGTGTCTTCCATTGAGTCGCCGTGGCAAATGATGATACGAGCATCTTCTTCTGTCAGGCCGAAACGTCTTAACCATAAGCATGGTAGGAATTCAGTTCTGAGTTGGTACTCGGTATCGTTTTGAGAACCAAATCCACAAGACGCATAAACGTTGTACACAGGTACGGCACACATATCGCCTATTTGAGAAGTGGCTTTCACAGACTTAACATTCGAAATCTCTGTGACATTGTCATCAGTATTGCGAGAAGTTCGACTAGCAACCTGCTGGTTAGTTTGCCCGCTACCAATATCAACTTGCCCTACAGACATATCTATTGGCGTCGAAGTTTCGCTAGGTGCTGATGCAGTTAATAGATATTTCGCTTCATCAAGATCCGTGACGTATTTCTCAATCAGCTGTTTTTTTACATCTGGGTGAAAATTGGAAATATGGTACTCCAAAGCCCGAGTACCTTCCTTAGAACCTCGACTTAACCAATTGTTTCTCCTAGCTTTTTGAGCCACGCCTGAAGAAGAGTTAGCCATTCCATCTAACCCCACGAGTTCAGTACTCAGAAACCATTCCTTCATAAAACCACCAAAAGCACACATAAAAACACTAGACACACGAACAGCAAGGTCGTAGCATAAGAACATATAAACACACCATAAACACAGTTTAAGTTCGATGTTGTAAGAGATTAACGAAGATAAACTGCAACTAACTAATAACTATATCACGTCAGTGGCGTAGTGGAAACGAGGCTAACCCTATGAATACTCAATATGCGTTGCATGCTGTATTTGGTTCCCCAGTAGTAAAACTTTCTGAGATTTCTGAACAATATTTTGGAATGAAGTACGCGACAGCCAAAGGCAAAGTAAGTGCGAATGAGTTCCCTATCCCCACCTTTCGACTTCATGAAGAAACAGAAACGAACAAAGGCACCAAAGCTCCTCTGTTTGTTTCTATTGATGATTTAGCTTTCTACATTGACCGCAAGCAAGCTGAAGCTAAGCGCGAGTGGGAATCGGTCTATGGCAAATTCGGCCACCATTAAGCCAGCTTAAAGCTAACCACTTTTCTTATGTTTCATAGTGAGTATCAGACATGGAAGTGAACCAGACAATGTGCGTCTTTTTAGCGGATGTACAAGAACAGTACAACGAAGCATGCAGCTTGTTTCGAGCACGACACCGTAACGAGCTAACAGACATAGCCAAAGCTTGTGGCCTTCGTTCAAACATGTTGCGTAACAAGCTTAATACAGAGCAACCGCACGTACTTTCTTTACCTGAAATGATGACAATTTCTAAAGCTACGGATGACTACGTAATTTTAGAAGTTGTACTGCGTCAGTTAGGGCTCGTGACCGCTCATATTCCTGAAGGTGAAAGAGAAACGTTTATTAAACGTGCTCTAGACAACTCTGTGATTGCTGGAGAAATCTCTCAACTTGCGTTAGACACGGCAGGCAAAAGAGTCCTGCCTCGCTCAACTCGAAACTCAATCATTAAAACGGCACAAGCTGGCATTAGCAACTTGGTGCTGCTCATTAACGACCTAGAAGACCGCACAAGTGGTGCACACCCTTTCTTATGTATGGGTGTGGACTTGCTAGCCAATGGTGCGCCTTTACCCGGTCTTACTTAATTACGGGGTGTAATTATGAAAAAACCATTTATCGCGATTCAAATCAACTCATTAGAAGAAGCACTCAACATCGAGAATGTTGCGGCACTCACTATCACCAAATATCAAGAGAACGAAGTCGAAGGCCAAGAGCAACTTCAAAATAACTTGATCGCAATGTGGCGTGGCATTCACAAGCAAGCGGGTGATGCTCTCGACCAGTTCAAGGTTTGCCAGAAGGAATCAGTATGAGAGTTCTACTCAAAACCATCACTTCAGGTGAAGACAATATTTATGTTTACGAAGCTGGATATGTAGAAGGTGTGAAAGCTGCTGAAGCTTATTTAGCAGGCCCTGACGGATGGGGAGCTTCTATGTACTTCCCTTTGTATAAGGTCGAAGACTTCGCTCAAAACCAAACTCAAATTGCCAAGTTCCTTGAGCTTGCCAAAGAGAAACTCGGGATGGAGAAAGAACCATGCAATACGAACCTCACCCACAACTAATTTTTTAGGAGCAATGACGCCATGAGTAATCTCGAAAATCACCTTTTTGAACAATCATTTAAACTCATTGCACAGCGCTTTAGTTCAAGTAGCACAGAACAACAGCATGAATTGCTATGCCAATTAGATGCAATTTCTAAGAAGCAAACACCCATTGAAACACATCGTTCTCAAGCTGATGTATTAGCCGATATTAAAGAGGCAATGGACGGTGAACGTGCTCGTTTGTTTTTCGGGCATTCATTTCCTAGTTGGTATCGTAACGGTTCGATCGAACAAGTTTCACAGCTTCACCACTGGACGAGCTTAGATATGGGTAACCGCCACCTGTTTCTTGAAATGCTTGGTCTACGTGACTTAGGCCACTTTGATGATGAAGCGTTATATCAATTCGAACAGTTTTGTTTGTCAGCTGTGGGGGTGAACTGATGCTGAGTTATATAGCGGTAACCTTGAACAGCGGTGGCGGCGTGGTTCGTCACGCTGAAACCAATGAAGTAATGAGCCTTCACTTAGGCGAGTTTGATACGCCAAAACTTGCTATCGAGTCAGCCTGCGAGGCGTTGAACTGCGAACACGTTATGAATGGCGTGATCATAAAAGGCAATCACACTGGTGGTCACATGATTATGGACACACAGGAGTTTAGCGAATTATGAGTGACGTTACTTTTAGACCTGCTAAATCGACGGCTGACTTGCCTATCACTTCTCCAATACACAAGCCCTGCCCTGATATGGCGGGAATGGAGAACCCAGATCCAAAGAAACGAGAGCGAGCGCGCTTTTTAGTGTCGAAGTTGCGCGAAAAACACGGCATTAAAAAGCGTGTTAAGGGCAACTCTCAACCAATGAATTATGTGTGTAGTGAAAACGGGTGCGCTGAACCTTGGGGCTCGGTAAGTAATGCTAATCCAGGGGATGTGAAGCAATAAGCGATGAAGATTGAAACTCTGTACCATGTGGCCGGAGCCGTCCGGCCTATTGATGAAGTTAAAATTGCTAATGCCAGCTATGAAGCTGGTTTTTTAGGTTCCAAAATTCCTCACTACACAGAATACGAGCAGCAATTGCTCGATTCTGGTGTGGTTAAATCTCTTCCTGTTTACGACCGTGTTTTTAATCAAAAATCAAAACACGTTACAGATGTTAAGTTGGCAACTGAACATTTCAAAAGGCTAAATTCAAACTCCAAACCCAACCGCGAAGCGGCGGCCGAAAGGCCGGAGACACTAGGCTTGTCCAAGGGCGCAAAAGTCCGACACGAGAAACAGCGCTTAAAGTTGGCTCGAATCAACAAGCGTGTGAAGGTTATTGGGCAGCCCATTGGCACCAAGACAGAGCTTGATAGCCGAATGGGCCATGAAAGCTTTGATGCGTTATACGCAAGTACAGAGCGAAATACCGCGCGAGTATTACCACTGAAGCATGAGAAAAGGCCCCCTTTCGAGAGGAAGCTCTCCCCTATCTCTCTTCAACTGCAAAAACGAGACTGGTCTGGGCAAATGCGCGCTCAAATTGTTACCCAGACGCCCGCAGGAAATGCACCCGAGGCTAATTCGGGTACTCGTTATACGGAAAAGCTAACACCAAAGAGCGTTTCTAACATGTTCGAGAGCGGTGCATATGTTGCCCAATGCCATGAAGGGTTTACTACATTTCTGACTTTGACTTTTACACCGGCACAACGTCACGCCATTTTTGGCGCGATGGATGAAGGTATCGATGCTGACGGCCCGTTTACTCCAGTAGAGTTTGAACGAGATACCGGTGATCTTATTCCTGGCAAAGATGGCTTGTATACGCGGCTACCAAAACAACCTTTCAAAATCATTAAACCACTCGATACCAGTATTGGGCGCGAAACTTCCCGCTTTCTCGATGGCAGCAAAAAGATGTTTCACCGAGGTTGGTACACAGAAGATGGTGACTACGTTTCTGGGCAGTTCAAAGCGAAGCCTTCACCCTTCGGCCCTGATAGAGAGAAAGCAGATTTTCATTATATGTGGGTAGCCGAAAGCCCCATGAATGAAGACGGCGAACCCAATCCACACGTTCACCTGTTGTTGAAGTGGACGGTCGATAAAAAGCATTTCAAAGATTGGGCTAAACGTTTGGAATCGCTATGGGGTCACGGCATGGCCCACATCGAAAGAATTAGACAGCCGAAAGCAGCCAGTACTTATCTCATTAAAGCGGTTGGTTATGCGGCCAAAGGTAACAATGCTGACCAAGGTTTGATTAAGGGGAATCGTTACAGCATAGCGAAAGTCTCACGCGCACCAAGTTGGGAAACACTCGCATCGTTTGAAGCCGACAATATCACAGCGGTTATCCGTGAATTGGGTTACAAGCTTGAACAGTGGAAAAAGCCTTTGCTGCGAACAATCTCACGTATCAATAAGCAAAAAGCTCAAACCGTGAAAGCGTCGAGTATCGCCAAGCAACAAGGCAAGCCTGAAGACCATCTCAAAAAACTGCAGTCACGAATTATTCGCTTAGAACATGCGGCTAAGAAAACCACGCAAGAAATGAAGTCTCGCCAAATGCATGCTTCTAGTGGTAACCGGTTCTCGATAACTTTTGACGGCGATGAAGCCAAAGAACGGATGGATAACTTCTTGATGTGGGCAGCTGGAGCTAGAGGTTGGTCGATGACTTGTCGTGATATCGATTGTAGCGATTTAAAGCAAGAAGCAGATGAAACTTATCAAGCGCAATATCACCACTTCTTAGAACGGCGGGCTTATTGGCGATCGGTTCTTGGTGAACCTTACATACCCGAAGAACCCGATGAGGATGAAGTGAGTTATTGGCAAAGTGCCAAAGCGGATTATTTAGAAGGGAGATTACAATAATGCTAGTGACATGCCCAAAATGTGAAAGCAAAACTCGAATTGCGACCTCGCGTTCCATCAGTTCAGAAACACGAGAGCTGTACTGCCAATGTTTAAACCTGAATCGCGGGAAAGTGTTTGTAGCGCATACGTCGTTCTCGCATTTCATTGAACCGACAGGCCAAAAGCCAAGCTCAGAACTACAGCCCGAGCTGTGCAAAGGTGATGCGAACCAAATCGATATCTTTGAAGCAGAACAACCAAACACTTAAAACAAGCAGTCTAGACTACGGGTATTTTGTATAAATGAACCTTATTCCTAAAAAACGCCTTGATGCTTTGCTTGAAGTGATCTCAAAGAGAGATATGCCAGAACAAACTCGCAAAGCCGTGAGGTTGGTGTTCGAGTCTGGTTATTCATACGAGCTAGCTTCGTTAAGAACGGGGATATCTAGTAAGCGCGTGTCATTGGCCGTGCGTAAGCTGAACCAAATGGATGTAAAGTTACTGGAGGCGTATAGAGTAAGAAGTGGATAGTAAACACATAGATATCAGAGATATGGGAATAAACTTGTTCCATGGAATAACATATAAAAAGAGCGCTACTAGCGCTCCCTCTTCCATACAAAACTTAATCAACAGTCCAATCCAACTAGAGTTCCGAATCTAGAGTGATACTCTTTATTGAAACTGGCGCTTTAACATACGCTCCATGTCGATCTTTCACCTTAAACTCAATGACATTTTCTAAACACTTTGTAACTTCATGTGTGTATCCATCATTGGAAAATTCAATAAGTACCTTCGGTGGGACTCGCATAGTTACTGCTGTTATGATTTTATAGACACCAGCCCCATTTGGGGAATAAACAATCAAGTCGGAAGTCTGGTTTACCTTTTGATGATAAGCAATAAGTGCCTCTTTTTGCTCCATTTGAGGTTTCTCAAAACTCCCCTTGTCTGGTGCGAAAACGCAGAACGCTTCATCAGGGTAACCTTCCAAATTTACATCCGGCTCATATACAGCAAAAACACTTAGTAATCCGTCATATCTCAAAGAAACATGAGGCTCCGTCGGCATGAAATTGTTTGGTGCAATGATAATATGAAAGGTCGCTCGGCCATTATCACCAAACCAATCCACTACATGATCTTCAGGCTTAGGTTCTGTACTCAGTATATCTAGAGCAGATATTTCAGGGATAGACCAGGTCGCAATGCAATTCACACCTGTAACACTAGCAACAGGCTCGAAGTTCTTTGAGCGATGGATGGTATCATGATAAATAACAGTTCCTGTTGCATGATATGACAACCGCTTTTTTCTAGCTCTTGGTTTTTCTGGTGACTGTTCCTGCACCCCTTCGGTAGTTTGAACAAGCATTGTTTCAGTTTGACCATCTCGAACGAGGCTTATGTACACAGACCCATCGTTTTTATCTTCAATTTTTACGTTGAGAAATTTAAATATTTCTTCGTTATGTCTAATGTAAATATTGGAGCTTGATTTGGATTTAGCCATTAGGTATCTCTTGATTTTTCAGACACACAGAGATTATGGGTAAACAAATGCTATATCAAGGTGTTCTATTATGCTGTGATTACCCTATCACTAAAAAACGAACAAAAACGATCTCCGACGATCTCTAAATTCCCTATCTAAAACAACCCTCGATGTAGATACATCGGGGGCTGTGTTCCAATACAACTACCGAAATGAAATGCGGTTCTAAGATCGCATAATTGCAGTGTGGAATTTTGGTGTGGAGGGGTGGGTGAGTCCGAACAGGGCCTGAACGCCCTACTCCATCACTCATTTTATTCTCGCTGCCTAATTCTGATTTTCTTCTGTAGTTGGTGGCTTTTTGATGTGGGAACGACAGTACGAGCACGCTAGATGGAATGGGCTTAAGCTCAACATCCTATCGACCGCCTTTGATGGTGGTAAGCGCTTGCAAGTCAGCGAAATCCCCTACTCTGACCTACCACACATCAAAGTCATGGGAACAAAAGCTCGTACCTACACAATTGAAGCGGTGTTCGTTGGCTCCAGTTCTCTGGCCGATGCCAATTCCCTCATTGAAAACCTAGAAGCAAAACCAACAGGCGAGCTAGAGCATCCTTGGTTGGGTGAATTACCGCTTGTCTTTGAAGATGTATCCCAAAGCATCAGTACAAAAAAAGGCTTAGTCACGCTGAGCCTGAAGTTTGCTCGCGCTGGTTCTTCCCCATCAATCACTGCTCCTACTTCAGTTCGTACAAAAACGCAGGCCAACATAGTCGAGAGCTTGTCGAAACGTTCTTTCGTAACAGAAGTAAACGGCTTGGATGTATCGGACATTCACAGGGTTCAGAGTGATGTCACCAGCGCATTGAACGTGTTGGTCGACATCACCAACCGTTTGAACCTCGAAGATGAAAACCTTCAAGACATTAACCACGCCATCAATAAAGCATTTTCGGCAGTGAGTAGCCTCAGCACCAACCCCACTGAGTTCGCTGATCTGTTTTCTACGTCAGTGAATGCGGTGGCCGATGGTGTTCAAGCTGAGCCTAATTCAAGTAATGCAGCGGTAGACAACTCGCGCAGTGCTCAAGCTTTACTGTTAAATGAAGTCAAACCGGACACGCCAACTCAGCACCACAATGTGCAAATGGTGACGGGCGCAGTGAAGATGAACAAAGACATCACATACCTAGAGAAAGGCGACCGCTTTGATATTACGCAATCGGTTAAGCAGCCTGAAACCATCAAGAATGATCTATCTACTTTGATTGTCGGTATCGATGAGCGCATCAAAGACACCACCCAAGTATCGACGCTTGAAAGCATTGAACTGTTCGACGCAGTCACGACATTAAAAAGCAATGTGAAGGCTCAGCAAGATAAGGTCGTCAGCGGAACCGCGCCCCATAGAACGGTGCAATCACCACGCTTTCAATCTGCGCTGACGATTGCGCACGATGAGTTCACTCAAGAAAAAGTCATCACTAAAATGAATGCACTGCAGCACCCGCTCTTCATTCGTGGTGACATTGCCGTGAGGGATGTGTCATGAACACGCTAACGATGCACATTGATGGCAAGCCGCGAGCCTTCTATCAAGCGAATCTCAACTACTCCATTGAACAGCTGGCCCACACGTTCAGCTGCTTAATTGAGCCTATGAGTATTGAAAACCCGTTGTCGGTTGAGTTCTTCCTCAACGACAAGTCGATTCTGGTTGGTCAGATTGATGGTGTGGACTCCAATACCGATTCAAGCGCTCACGCGGTTTCCATTTCTGGCCGTTCAAAAAGTGCCAACATGATTGATTCACGCATCACGATGGATGCACTTTATAACTTGAACGTGGAAGAGCTACTTCGCCATATCGCCAAGCCATTTGGTTTGAAAGTGAAAAGCCTGGTGAAGAGTATGCCGGTCATCCCTGAGTTTCAGATAAATGCAGAATCACCCGTAGAAAACGTGGCGCAGCTCATTCGAGAGCAAGGCTTTATGTTGATTGAGCGCAGTGGCGTGTTGATCATTGAAAACACCGCGCATGCAACTATCAGCAATATCGGTTTAGAAACTGGCAACAGCATCGACAGCCTGAACATCAAGCGCACCTTCAATCAGCAATTTCACACCATTGATGTGCAGGGCCAGTGGGATGACGCAAGCGCACAGGTCATCAATCCAAACGTCGATAGCTCACGCACCATGGTGATCACCTGTGACCAATTGCAAAACCGTGAAGCTTGCCTGTCTCGTGCTAAATATGAGCGCAACCTCGCCATTGCTCAAAGCCTGACAGCATCAAGCACGATTGCCGACATATTCCCTGAGTTGGCCATTGATGGATTAAACCGGGTGATTCGAGTCGCTGACCTAGGGCAAAGCTTCAGTGAGATGTTGGTGATCAAGTCGCTTGGCCTATCAGTGTCTGAAAGCTCTACAGAAACATCGGTTGAGCTGTTTAGGCCGTTTAAGGAGCAAAGCTATGTCTAGTGCTCTGCAGCAGCAACAGCGATTAATGGCCAGAATCAAAAACGTAATTGGCACCGGTACTGTCACAGGGGCAACCACAAGCCGATTACAAATCAAAACCGCGACAGGCCGAACCAACGACAAGATAAAACGCGTGCACAACTACGGGTTTATGAGCCGTCCATTACCAGGGGCGAAAACTTACAACCTGTTCATTGGTGGAACCACATCTCGCGGCATTACCGTGAACGTAGAAGACGAACGTCACCAAATAGAGTTGCAGCCTGGTGAAGTTGCGATACTTGATGACAAAGGCAACCTTGTTCACTTCACGCAGCAAGGCATCAAGATAAACGCCTGCGCAAAGTTAGAAGTGATATCGGCGCAAGAAACCACGGTGAACGCAACGGCTGTAAACGTTACCTCACCTAAGTCGACGTTTTCCGGTGATGTAGAAATAGGTGGCAATTTGAAAGTCACGAAGAATGCTAATGTCACCGGTTCTGTGGGTGGCGCGTCCGGTACGTTCGGCGGTGTCAAAGTTGAAAAGCATGACCACGACTACACAGACGACGGGACAACCAGAACCACCAAGGAGCCAAACAAAGGATGAGCCATTTCAATTTAACCGCCCTGACGGCACCACTCAACTCTAAAGAGGGATTAACCCACGCTGTTCTGCAGAGTGTTTATAACTATGCCGAATCGACTCAAAACGATCGCGCCCGTATGGCAAGCAGTGAGCGCGGCGGCACTTGGAGCAATGAGTTGATAAACGTGGTCGGCTCTCGTGATTGGACGCTTAAGCGAGCAAAGCTCACAGATGAAACCCTCAGCTTAGCTAAACGGTTTTGTGAAGAATCGCTCGCTTGGCTCATTACAGACGGCCACGCTAAAGCGGTTGAGGTTTCAGTATGGCGAGAGAAGCCAAATCAGATGGGTCGTAATGTGATGATCACCTTAGCCGATGGCTCTCAGTTTGATGTTCCACTTTCAAAGGTTAACCAATGAGTACGCAACGAAGCCTAGACCGTTTAATTGCTCGCGCAGAAGCCAATCTAGTATCTGAAACGGGGCAAAACAACCCCGCAACCAAAGCGATAGCCGCTGCCATTGCGGGTGTCAGCTATGGGCAATATGGTTATCAAGATTTGCTGTTCAGGCAGCTGCACCCTGAAACCTGCTCTGAAGAGTGGTTATACCTACACGCCAATCGCCATAAAGCCCCTCGACTGCTGCCCACGTTCGCAACGGGCCGAGTCCAGTTCACTGAGCTTGGTGGCACAGTGGTGATCAAAAAAGGCACCCGTTTAACGCATGCTAATCACGAGTACGAAACCACCAAAGAACAATACAGCAACGTCCCCGTTGATGTCATTGCACTTGAATCTGGCGTAGATAGTAATCTTTCCGAAGGCGCAGTGCTTACGTTAAGCGAAGGGCTGAGCGGTATTGACCCAAACCATGTGCTTTCACTTGGCATTGGCGGAGGCGCCAATATTGAAGAGCTAGAGCACTGGCGAGTGCGTGTCATCGTGGCATTTGAAAAGAACGAGCTGATTGGCAAAGCGGCGGATTACGAAGTGTGGGCGGTATCGGCTCACTCGGATGTGGATTTTGCTTGGGCGCTTGATAACACCCCACAACGAGGCATGGTTGAGGTGTATATCGGTGCGCGAGAAAACAGCCCTACTTTAAGCGCCGAAATAGTCAAGTTGGTACAAAACACGTTTGAACAAAATCGACTCGCAGGTTGCCACCCATTGGCTCACCTACCAGAGCAAGTGCCACTTAATATCGAGATCCAAGGCATTGAAGACCAAGTGGTACGTGACGATGTGGTCACTGCACTCGAAAACTTAGTGAAAGAGAAAATGGGCAACATCGATCCGACAACCCAAAAGCCGGAATCCATCACCAACACCGAAATTATTTTAACTATCTCTACCGTGACCAACAACTTTATTGTTCGCTCTCCGGTTGGAGAAGTCGCCATTAACAAAAATCAGATACATGTATTAGGAGGCGTGACGTGGACACCTCCGACTTAATTATTGAATACAGTGCCGGTGATTTTGAAGGCGCCTATCGAGGGTTATTACCCAAAGGCGAATATTGGCAAGACACCGAGAACGTCGAGCTGGCCAACACCATCAAAGGCATGGCCAAAGACTTCAAGCAAACCCATGACGAGATTGAACTGTCGCTATTAACCGAGTTTGAAGAGCAGCAATTTGGCTGGAAGATTTCAGACTATCAACGGCTCTTGATGACGATGGGCTCCAAAGGTGTGGTATTTGATGAAGTCGCTAATCCCAATCTCGTCAAGATAAACCTGTACAGCTACAACAACGACGCAGCCTTTAAAGCGCTAGAAGAAAAACGACTGCCGCACACCGAGTTTCATTGGATTTATCCATTAGCCGGTCGTGTCGCTGCTAATCAAAATACTGCAATGACGCTTACTCCTGAGTTTAACCAAGAACTGTCGATTAACGCCAACGCGCAATATCTATGTACCACAGCTATTACTTGGCTGCTAGAAATAGGAGATGACTCGTGAACCAATTACAAGCGATCCCAACACCGCATGGTTTGAGCATATTAACCAGTTCGCTCAAATCCACCATAAAGCAATTTAAACTACTGGGTAATATTGGACCTGAATCGGCTGATGTATATGAATTCTACAGCTCTACTATTCACGCCAGTTACTATGATGAAAATGGCGTCCTAACATTTGAAATGCGTTTACCAACCGAAACCCATTTTGATGAGTACATGTATAAGGTTCACATCGTTGATGATACGAGCGCTGTAGTCATTGAGTGTGAAACGCCGAAAGTCGCACTGCCTAAAGGTATAGGGGGGATGTTGACGTTGAAATCAACGGTCACGGGCAGCCCTGGTGATCTTGTTTTCCAAAACAGTGACTTTTTTACTGAAACCGAATTTATCGCACGTTTTGCTTCTAAGATGCAGGCCATGCCATACGATCCCTCTCGAACTTACTCGACAGGTGAAACCTGCTATACGAAAGATGCTCAGACAGGCGAACTCTCATACTGGCAATGGTATTCGAATGTAGAGTCACTACCGGGCAAAGACCCACTAGTTGTAGAGAATCGTCAAAATGGTTGGTCAGATGATACAAAACCATTCTACTGGTCGCCATACAAAAAAGCGCGAACAGGGACTGCCCTATTTCCTTGGATGAGCATGACTTTTCCAGAAGGGACTTTGAATGTTATAGGAAACTCAGTACCCGTAGCAGTATTTTGGCGATTAGCAGCAGCACTTCCAGAATTTGTAAATGTTGGTACTGGAATGATTGATTTTCCAGAAACACGCAGTGAGTTTTTCCGTGTTTTAGAACAGGCTAGAGGGGTTGACTTAAATCGAGCCTTTGGTAGCTATCAAAATGATTTGGTTAAAGAACATGGTCATACAGTGGATTACCAAAATATCACCGCCGCATCAGGTTCAGGT